TTGAAAGATAAAAATTACGATTTAGTAAGACCACTTAACGATTAGTATGAGTACAGGCATAACACAAAAGAAATCCCTAAAGGATATAATAGCAGAAGAATACAAAAAGTGTGCCGTAGACCCGATTCACTTTATGAAGAAGTATTGTATGATTCAGCATCCGGTGAGAGGTAAGATACCTTTTCATCTATTTCCGTTTCAGGAAAGAACCCTAACTCAATTTAAAGATAATAGATTTAATATAGTATTGAAATCACGTCAAACTGGTATCTCAACCTTATCAGCTGGATATGCACTTTGGAAAATGATATTCAATTCTGATTTTAACGTATTGGTTATCGCAACGAAGCAAGATGTTGCAAAGAACTTAGTAACAAAGGTAAGAGTAATGCATGAATTACTTCCTAGTTGGCTTAAAGGAGGTTCTTTGGAGGATAACAAACTTTCCCTTCGTTTACAAAATGGCTCTCAAATTAAGGCTATTGCTTCTTCTCCTGATGCAGGACGTTCTGAAGCCTTATCACTTCTAATATTTGATGAGGCTGCCTTCATTGATGATATCGATGAGATTTGGGTGGCAGCTCAATCTACATTATCAACGGGTGGTAGTTGTATTGCATTATCTACTCCTAATGGTGTAGGTAACTGGTTTCACCAAACTTGGTTAGGAGCTGAAGAAAGTAGAAACCCATTCAATACAATCAGATTGCATTGGACAGTACATCCTGAAAGAGACCAAAGATGGCGAGATGAACAGGAGAAATTATTAGGACAAAAGAAAGCAGCTCAAGAGTGTGATTGTGACTTTGTATCTTCTGGTGAAACGGTAATTGAACCGGAAACTCTAATGTTCTATAAAGAAACATACATTCAGGACCCAATAGAGAAAGGTGGATTTGATGGAAACCTTTGGAAATGGGAACATGCGGATTATAATAAATCTTATATGGTTGTGGCCGATGTGGCTAGAGGTGATGGTGGAGACTATTCTACGTGCCATGTAATTGATATAGTTAATTCAGTTCAAGTAGCTGAATATAAAGGTAGAGTTGATACAAAAGATTTTGGAAACTTTTTGGTAGCACTTTCAACCGAATATAATGATGCATTACTTGTAGTGGAGAATGCAAACATTGGATGGGCTACAATTCAGCAAGTAATTGATAGAGGGTATAAAAACTTATTCTATATGAGTAAGGATTTAAAATATATTGATGTAGAGAATCAAATTACAAATAAATATAGAGCAGAGGAAAGAGGATTGGTTGCCGGATTTTCAACTACTTCTAAGACTAGACCTTTGATTATATCTAAATTAACGGATTACTTTAGAGAGAAATCAGTTATAGTTCGTTCCAGCCGTTTAATAGATGAGTTATTTACATTTATTTATATGAATGGTAGAGCAGAAGCTATGAAGGGTTATAATGATGACTTGGTAATGGCATTTTCAATTGGATTATGGGTTAGGGATACTGCTCTTAGATTAAGACAAGAGGGTATTGATTTAACCAAAAGTGCAGTTGGTGGTATTACATCAAACACCTACAATGGAATTTATGGAGGTGGTAATACTATGGATGACAATCCTTGGGCAATGAGAATTGGAGATGGATTTGAAGATTTAACTCAATGGTTGTAGGGTTTTGATATTTTACGATATTTATGTTATATAATGTCAAAATAGGATTTTTTAGAAATTAATAATAAATTATGGCAGAACAGGAAATAGATGATAGGAGTTTTTTTGGTAGATTAAAGAAATTGTTTGCATCGCAAGCTATCGTAACCGTTGATAAAGATGGTAAGCGTAAGGTTGTTGATACGGATGAACGCCAGATGAATACTAATTTCGTAAATCTTAGAGATAGATATACAAAATTACAAAGGTCTTACTACGAAACTAATCAGGGTGCACAATCAATGGCATACCATCAAGTTCGTAGAGAATTATTCAGAGATTATGATGCTATGGATAATGACCCAATTATAGCATCGGCATTGGATATATACGCTGATGAATCTACAACAAAAAATGAATATGGAGACACTCTTACTATTAAATCAACAAATGAAAATGTAAGTGCAATTCTTCATAACTTATTTTATGATGTAATCAATATAGAATTCAACTTATGGCCTTGGGTAAGAAACTTGGTAAAATATGGTGATTTCTTTTTAGCATTAGAAATAGCAGAGGGTAAGGGTATTGTAAATGTATTACCTTATTCTGTGTATAATACTGAAAGATTAGAAGGTACTGACCCATCTAATCAAAACTATGTTAAGTTTAAAGTTGAATTAGATAGATTTGGTAAGAAGGAATATGAGAACTATGAAATGGCTCACTTCCGTTTATTATCAGATACAAACTTCCTTCCATATGGTAAGGCTATGATTGAAGGTGGTCGTAGAGTTTGGAAACAATTATCTTTAATGGAAGATGCGATGTTAATCCATCGTATTATGAGAGCACCTGAAAAGAGAGTGTTCAAAATTGATATTGGTAATATTAACCCACAAGAGGTTGATAACTATATGCAAAAAATTATCAACAAAATGAAGAAAACTCCATTTGTTGATAAAAATAGTGGTGATTATAACTTAAAATACAATATTCAGAATCTTACTGAAGATTTCTTCTTACCTGTTAGAGGTGGAGATAGTGGTACATCAATAGATAATTTAAGTGGATTAGAATACACCGCAACGGAAGATATTGATTATTTAAAAGCAAAATTATTTAGTGCATTAAAAATACCTAAAGCATTCTTAGGATATGAAGAAGGTATTAGTGGTAAAGCAACTCTTGCAGCACAAGATGTTCGTTTTGCTAGAACTATTGAAAGAATTCAAAGAACAGTAGTTAGTGAGTTATATAAAATTGCAATCGTTCACTTAGCTGGACAAGGTATTGAAGATTCGGAATTAACAAACTTCCAACTTACTTTAACTAACTCATCTACAATATATGAGCAAGAAAAGGTAAACCTTTGGAGTGAAAAAGTTAGATTGGCAACTGATATTAAAAATATGAATATGTTATCTACGGATTGGACATATCATAATGTATTTGGTATGAGTGAAGATGAGATGGATACTGAAAGAGCTAAAATGGTATTAGACCTTAAAGACCGTTTCCGTTATAACTCAATTGAACAGCAGGGACAAGACCCAGCAAACCCACCACAACAACAAAATGTAGAAGAAGAAATTCAAAAGATGAAGCAAGAAATTGCTGGTGATAAAGGTGGTAGACCAAGAGAGGGAAATACCTACGGTAAAGATAAACATCCATTAGGTAGAGACCCATTAGGTAACAAAGAGAATGAGAGTGAGAGAAAGAGAGAAATGAGAACGAATGAATCAAATAAACGAATAGCACAGGAATATATTAATGCATTTTCATCAAAAAAGAAAATTTTAAGTGAAAAAACACACAAAACTGACCTTCTTGATGAAAATAATTTATTAGATGACACCAAATTTTAATAAACATTAAAAAGTTTATATTTATATGTGTTAGTTTATAGACATAGGTTAAATTATAGGGTAATAAATGAAAAAAATAAAACATTCCAAGGTTAAGAATACTGGAGTGTTATTTGAGCTTTTAGTAAGACAAATAACATTGGAAGTACTTAACGGAGATAAAACTGAAAACGCTAAACATATAGTAAAAGAGTTCTTTGCCGCAGGTACGGAATTGAATAAAGAATTACGTCTTTATGATTTACTATTAAAAGAGAAGTATAATTCAGAAAGTAAAGCAGAGATGTTTGTGGATACTGTATCCCAAGCTCATAGTAAATTAAATGAAATTAAACTTGCAAAAGAGAAATATAATCTTATTAAGCAAATTAATGAGAAATTTGAATTAGAGCAATTTCTTTCTTCTCCTATAACTAACTATAAAGTATTAGCTTCAATATATAAAGTATTTGAATCTAAGAAGTCCGAAAACTACGATATTAAAGATATATTCAATTCCAAAGTTACCCTTATTGAGAACATTATCTCAAGACCCGCAGTGGCTAAAACTAACAAAACAGAGGATACTAAATTAATTGAATCATATAAAAAGCAAGATAAAGATTTAAGATTATTAACTTATAAGATTCTTGTTGAGACATTTAATAAAAAATACACAAATTTAGATGAAAAGCAAAAAGGACTATTAAAAGAGTATATCAATAATATGTCTAACACATCTAAATTTAAAGATTACCTTTCAGTAGAACTTCCACAAATTGTGAAAGAATTAAAATCTATTAAATCAAAAATATCAGACAAAGTTACTACTATCAAATTATCTGAAACTATTTCTGTTTTAGAAAAAATGAAAATTGGCAAAAATGTAACTGATAGCAATGTTTCATCTATAATGCTTTCTTATGAGTTAATCAAAGAATTAAAATCAAAGGTGAATGGAAAATAGATTAAAAGAGATAATCAAAGGTATAGTTAAAGAAATCCAATCTGAAAAGGAATTGGAAGAAATGTCTGTAACTGGTAATGTAGCTGGATATAACACACCCGCTGCATTTTCTAAGCCTGGTCAAACTGCAAAGAAAAATAAAAGATTAGCTAAAGTAACTGGTGGTGATGTTGTTGATGATTTGGAAGAAGCTAAAGATTGGTTAAAAAACGATGTACCTGCTGATTCTAAAAAACCATTAGAAATTAAACCAACTGCGGTTGATTGTAGTGATTCTGGTGAAATTGCTGATAAGAGTGGTATGATATTAGCAAAGGATGATGAAGAAGCTAGTTTAAACGAAAATCGTTGGTTAGCAATTAAAAAAGAAGAAGGTTCTCCTAAAGCTAAAATGAGTAGAGGAGTTGCTTCTATTAAACAACAATTAGGCGAAGTTGAAAAATTTGTAAACTGGTATTCTAAAATAAAAAATGAGAATGGAGTTAAGAGAGGTGATTACTATAAAAGAACTCACAAAAGTTTACATAAGATAAAAGAAAGATTGATGAATCTTTCAGAAAAAATAAGAACATTATAATATGAACACAGCAATTACAAAAGAAAGACTAAAAGAATTAGTTAAAGAAGTAATGACAGAAGAATCTGAATATCAGGCTTTTTTCGCTAAAGCATTGGAAAAAACTGGTAAAGGTATCAACGATATGACCGATGATGAAAAGAAAGCATTTTTCAATAAAGTAGATACTGCTTGGAATGGTAAAGGTGAAAAAAAATAAGATAGAATGAAGAATCTTTTAATAGAAACAAAATTATTTGAAGGTAAGGTACAAGAAGATGAAGGTGGAAGAACCATTGTTAAAGGTATTCTACAAAGAGCTGGTGCTGAAAACCAAAACGGAAGAATTTATCCTAAGCAAGTATTAATGAGAGAAGCTAAGAAATATGAGCAATTCATTAAAGAACGTAGAGCATTGGGTGAATTAGACCATCCGGATTCTACTGTTATCAACCTAAAGAATGTTTCTCACAATATTAGAGAGATTCATTGGGAAGGTGATGATTTATGTGGAACTGTTGAAGTACTATCTACTCCATCTGGTAATATCTTAAAAGAATTATTAAAAGCTGGTATTCTATTAGGTATTTCATCAAGAGGTATGGGTTCTACAAAACCAATGGCTGGAAATAAAGTAGAAGTACAAGAAGATTTTGAATTAATTGGTTGGGATTTCGTAAGTAATCCATCAACACAAGGTGCATTTATGGTACCTGTAAATGAATCAGTTAATAAGAATTTACAACAAATTGGTACTGATGTTTGTGGTGATTACTGCAAAGCACAGGATTTGATGAGAGAAATAATAACTGAAATATAATATAATAATGGCAAAGAATTTTGACATATACGATTTTGTACACAACAATAAGATAACCTTAAAAGTTGATGCACCAAAAGGAACAACTGTAGCTAAGGCTTACAATGATATCCGTAAAACTAACTTGAAAGAAGTAAAGATAGTAAATGGTAAGTTCAGCTTAGCTGAAAATTTAGAAGATAGAAAATTATCAAACGAAGTTAAAAAACACTTCTTAGAAATCATTTCTACTTACAACACTTTCCAAGACCAAATGAAAAGACAATCTGATATGACAGAGGTTGCAAACACATTAGGTGCTATTGTTGAAGCTGCAAAGGAAATGACATTAAGAGAGAGTGGTGATTGGTTCGATAATGTGACTGTAAAAAGAAATATGCAGGAATTAGATAAGATGGGTAAATCATTTGATAAATTCGCTATGGAAGCAAAAGCAATGGATGAGAGATTACATTCTTTATATGAAGATATGGGTCACATCTTAAATCGTTACTATGAGATTGCAGATATCAGTACTGATACAATGCAT